TTATTTTTTTAATTACATTAAAAAAGCCCCTTGCGGGGCTTTAGTTACTCTAATACCGGGTTAGTTTCCGGTGGAGTCTCAGAGTTTGTTACGATCACCTCTACGGGTGATACAGTTTCGGGGGCATTAGCAAGCCCCCAATCAACAAGTTGTTGTTGATTATCTTTATTATGAATGAAGTCAAGGAATTGAGCAGGGTCATTATCAAATTTTTTACGAATTTCTGATGGAATACTGCTAAACGACTTCTTAGCCTGGAGTATAGCGTTCATGCTTTCTTGAAAGTCATTATTAGGATTATCATCGTATGTAAATTGTTGTAATTGAGCCGTTTTAGCAATTAAATCCATTCCATGACGTTTTACTATATTATTTATATTCACCTCATCTTTATGTGATTGTTCTACCCGAACGACTTCATCATCGGGTGTTTTAAATTGTTTTCTATTACGAATTACTTCTGCTTTTGAATTTCGTTTATAAAATGACACTACAGTTCTCCTGGTAATGGTTTACGTGAATAAAATCCTGGTGGTGGTGTTTTTGGTTTTATAAGTTTTTTACCTTTATCAAATCCTTGTTTTAATATTTTACCCACATATACATTTGTTGCTCGACCATAATTACTGATTGCTTCTGAGATAGGATCCTTTGCTCCTGTTTGTAAATAGCTTTTAGCCTTGTCATACGCTGTACTTACATCAGACATAAAACTTCCTACAGGTTTCTTTATATTAGCTAAATTTCGAGTACTATCTGCTTCAGCATTTAATTTCTTAAGACTTACTGCCGTAGATAAATTACTTAATGCTGATTGCATAGGATTTTGAGCAGTATATCCTTGTAGTTGCGCTTTTGCAGTTGCAGGTATTGAACTTGTTGCTGCCGCACCAGCTGGTGTAGATGAATCAAATTTACCTGCTAATATTGGATTAACACCGGAGCTTTTCATATCTTGCATACGACGCTGTACCGCAGTCGACGACATTCTTTCCTGAAATTGTCTATTTAATTGTGATTGAGCTGCATTAAAATCTCTTGATAATCCTGCTTGTTCGGCTGAAAAGTCTCTTGCTTTTGCTGCTTCCTCAACTTCCATTACATTACGTGCAGATGCTATATCTCTATTCGCAGTATTTGTATCGTCTGTACCTTTATATCCTAATAGACCTCCAGCAACTCCACCTATTAATTCACCGACGCCACCACCTAAAATAGCACCAAGAAAATGATGTTTTAGTGGACGTATAAATAACCATATATATATTTTTATCATATTTTTACTCCTTAAAAATGATCTATCATGCCAGGTACGCCAAAGGTTGGCATAGGTCTAGCACATTTGAGTTGCATATAAGTGTCCACAATTAAGTGAGGTTCATCCGGAAATTGTACACACCTATCAAGAGGAACATCTTCCTCTATAAATGCTTTTCCTAGTAACGGTAATGTTGCAAAGTCTTGGCTAAGATGCCAAGGGTCAAGTGATGTTGCTACATCAGATTGAAATAATCCTGATATCTGAGAAGGTTTATAACGATATTCTGCATACCTTTCCTGATAACCAAATACAAGATCATCGTTTGCTGAACCATCACAGAACAGTTCTTTGTTCAAAATTTCCTGTTCCCCAAGATGGGCTAAAGAAGGCCAATATATATCGTAACGTGTTGATTTTGATAATTCTCTACGTAATCCTTTTTGATAAGTTAAGTCTGCCCTGGCTGATATGATTCCCATGACAATTCCATGTTCATTGAATGATTTTGAAAAGCCATGACCTGATAATGAAGATGTGCCTATTGCTGATAATTCTGCTACTCCAGTGCCGTCGGATGTGCCAGAAGTAGTTGTTTGAGTTTGTGAAGTGATTGGTGAAATATTAATAGGTGAAGAACCACCACCGAGATACTCAGGCCGATAAGATAAGTCATAGAAACTAACTCCAAAATGATTTCTTACTAATTCAGAATATCGTGTTCCACCTCGAGCGTCACGTTCTAGTAGTTTTTGTACCTGGAATGATTCACGAAGGTCATTAATAGTTGCAGCAGTGGCAGTTGTTAAGTCAGCGTATACCAAAGGTTTACCACCTATGGCAGCATCACCTTCTGTATACATAGACCCTAAAGCATGACTCGCTGCATTAGGATATATAGTAGTAGAAATAGCATCAGTTTCAGTAACTGTTACTGCGGGAGAGCCGAAAACGCCATCAGCTGTACCTATCCCGATAATTGGTGCACTTGTTCCAAGTGGTATGCTAACCGAGTCACCTTTCTGCGGAAATGGCAAACTGGAAGTAAAATAATCGTGCCTTTTTCCACGTTTTTGTAACTCTAAGTCGCGCGTACTTTGTGCATCGGGGCCATCATTTATCGTATTATCCAAAGAATCTATTAAATTTTGATCTCTGAACCATTCATTATAAATCTGTTTATATGCTCTAAATGGTAATGCATTAATATCAACATCAGCTGGTGATATACCATGTGGAACACCCAAATAGTTTAATAATGCCGCTTTTTGTCCTGTTAACGTAGTTAAATCTGGTGCACCATCTGAAGTTGTCGCACCACTTAAGATAGGTATTTGATAATCAATAGAATCAGCTGGATTTGTTTGTTCACCAAAGAATTTTCTACTATTTTCCCAAAGTAAACGCGTTGGAACGAAGAAAAAGTGAGTATCAAGAAACAAATTATCCATAATCGGGAATAATGGTGTTGATAGTCGAGCGAAAGCATGTAATCTTGCATTGAATGTATCACCTGGTAACACATCATCCCAATAGAATGGTACTAACCATCCAGCATCCATTGTAAATTTATGACCATGTGATCTATCGAATTGAGATCTAGGCGCCTGAACACTTGGTGCCTGGCTAAAATTATGTGTCATTACTGATTTCATTTAGTATTCTCCAAATCTTGTCTTTGCATTTCTGGTGTTATTGAACTTACTGTAGCTGTATTTATTTCGATTCCTGATTTTATTTTAACCGGATTTTTATTTTGTGTAATCATACCAGAATTGTCATCATATCCTGCTATGTGATATAGAACATAGTCATTTTTATGTGGTTGTTCTGTTACTGATTGTGTAAATGCGCGTATTGCGCTTTGATCATTGATATCTGTAAATGGATTGTTGAATAATTCGCTTACTGTGTCATAGATTGCGTATAGATTTTTGTACATTAGAGACTCCGCTTGAGTTGATTAAATTGCGCTTTCTTTACAGTTTCTTTAGCTGATAACCGTTCGCGCGTATTGTCATCAGATAAGTAGGCCGATAATTGTCGGCCTGATTTAATGTCGTCGTATAGTTCTGGGTCAATTCCTCGTAAATATTTATCATAGTATTTTGCGGGTGCTAAGCGCATTCCGCGAATAGTTGTAAAGTCTTTAGGGTAGACATCTCGTGTATATGTGCTAATCCAAGAATGACCAATGCCAGGGCGACGAGACATAGTAGAATACTCGGGGAGGACTTCGCTAATTTCGCCAGTATGATCATTAAATCTTTCATAGGGTTTTAGTCCTGTCCTTTCGTTTACCTGGTCTTTTAGTGAGCCGTTTAGTTTTTTCATGCAGTACCTTGCTACATATCCGGCAGATTCGAATGTAACAGAACCTACAGTCACGAAGCCTTTTTTCCATATTTTTTCGAGAGTCTGGCTTGAATATATAGGTTCACCACTGGGAGAGTCGAATAAATAGACCCAATCATCGAAGTTGTATCCGAATAATAGTGCATGGTAATGAGGTCTTTTCGTGTTATCGCCATATTCTCCACAATGATAGTACCTTATTTTTTTACCTGTTTGTATACGTAAGCGCTTCATGAATTTCTGAAAGTCGCTTTTTATTAGTGAACCGTCCGGTGGTAAATTTTCGGGATTGTATGTAAGTGTTATAAAGCAGTTATCTTGATGCATTGATGCTTCATGTACACATCGCATAGCCCATTGTCGGCTTCTTTCGAGCCTACATCCAAGGCATTGACCGCACCCAAGTGTTATTTGATCACCTCCATATTTATCTGTAAATGTTATTTGACCTTGAAGGTTTTTATATGCTGTAAGCGGATGAAAGCATGCCACATTAATCCTGCGTGATATAAATCATATAAGTAAATTCTTCAGACCATACTTCCATAAATATAGTATATTTATCTGCAATCATAACCTTGTACCTCCACGCATTGGACGTGGTTTTAGATTCATTTTATTAATTTTCGAACCTTTACTGAATTTACGTTTTGAACCTTTCTTACTCATCTTGTATCGTTTCATACTATTAACTCCAATTGTTTAATCGTTTGATGTGTCCAATACACATCAGGCCACGGCTCATATAAAAATTCGCGATACATTATCCATTCGCCAGTATGGGGTATTACAAAATACCCCTCATTAAACGGATTCATTTTCGAGTACCTCTCTTTCGTTTTCTAATGTATTAGTCCACCAGGTAACTTCTATACCTTGTACCTTGATAGTACCTTTACGAACTGAATATTTT